TGAAACCATTCTCAAGAATGTGATTCAAAAGGTGTGGACACAGGGCGGCACTCCAAAGATCCTGATGTGCGGTCCTGTTAACAAGCAGCGCGTGTCTGGCTTCTCTGGTATCGCTTCCAGCCGTTTCAATATCAATGGCGGCGAGAAGCCTGCCGTGTTGATCGGTGCAGTTGACATCTACGTCTCCGACTTCGGCAACGTGGCTGTGATCGCCAACCGCTTCCAACGCGAGCGCGATGCATGGGTGATCGACCCTGAGTACGCAAAGATGACCGTCCTGCGTCCTTACCAACAAGTTGAGTTGGCGAAGACTGGTGACGCTGAGAAGCGTATGCTGTTGATCGAATTCGGCCATAAGGTGTTGGCTGAGAACGCACACGGTCTGGCAGCAGACTTGATCACTTCTTAATCACTAAGAGGGAAGGGGGAGGAGAAATCTTCCCCCTACTTACATGGAAAAACGATTTTTTGATGCAAACCCCGACAAGGGAATCACACGCACTTGGCACTACAACGATGACACTGGTGAGGCAACGATCCAAACATCGCAGGACATCACTGCCGTCATTGAGGCTAACAAGCGCGACTTGGCTGCCATTGATGAGAAGGCTACATGGAAGGGGGAATGGCATCACGTTGCCAGCATCCCTGAGTCCTTGTACTACCAGATGAAGGCCGAGGGCAAGATTGATGACGAGGCTTACATGAAGAAATGGCTCAACGACAGTGACAATAAATTCTTTCGCGTGAGACCAGGAAAAGTATGAACTACATCGCAGTCTGCACCCCAGCGCGGGATATGGTCCATACCAATTACACCTACTGTATGGTTAACCTTGTTGCGTATCACACACTCAACACCACTGACGCTGTGAGCTTGAAGATCCTGCAAGGCACACTGATCCAGAATCAGCGTGCTGATCTTTGCTTGGATGCGATGCGCGAAGGGTGCAGCCATATCCTGTTTATTGATTCCGACATGACATTCCCACAGGACATGATCCAGCGTTTGCTGGCGCATGACGTGGACATCGTGGCGGCCAACTGCGCACGGCGCCGTATGCCAACAGGACCCACTGCGCAGAACTATGACGAGAACGGCAAGCGCCAACAGGTTTACACCATGCCAGAGTCAACAGGCTTGGAAGAGATTGGCTCTGTCGGAACAGGCATCATGCTGATCAAGCGCGGTGTCTTTGAGGGCATGACTGAGCCATGGTTTGACATGCCTTGGCAGACTGGCACTCGCGGCTACATGGGCGAAGACGTGTTCTTTTGTAAGAAGGCTCAGGAGTTGGGCTACAAGGTGTATATTGACCATGATGTCTCGAAAGAGATCGGCCACATTGGCACGTTTGAATTCAGACACGAACACACTTGGATCGTCAAAGAAGAGATGGAAAAAGAGGCAGTCTAATGGCACTCACGACATACAACGAACTCAAAACCTCGCTGGCTGACTGGCTCAACCGGCAGGATTTGACGTCCACCATTCCCGACTTCATCAGCCTAGCAGAGGCTCAGATCGAGCGCCAGCTTCGCACCCGCCAGATGATTGTGCGAGCCAATGCGTCATTTGCGGCTGCTGCTGAATATGGCACTGTGCCTGATGACTTCTTGGAGGCCAAGGCCATCAAGATCAATACTAATCCAGTAACAAACCTGACGTTTCAGACCATTGACGCCATGGATCAGTTGGCCAACACCACCTACTTGTCCAGCGGCAAGCCACTGTATTTTTCGGTGGTCGGAAACCAATTCCGATTGCTTCCAATTCCTGATGGTGCATACACAGCCGAGTTGGTGTACTACGCCAAGTTGACAAAGTTGTCATCCACAGTTGCAACCAACTGGTTGTTGACGCAAGCTCCTGACGTCTATTTGTATGGTGCTTTGTTGCAGGCTGCGCCATACCTGCAAGACGATGCGAGAATCCCAGTGTGGTCATCGCTTTACCAGGCAGGACTAGATCAGTTGCAGATTGCAGATGATCGCGGTTCTACATCGGGCGGTGCGATTTTGGCAAGAGCAAGGACATTTGGATGATGATTACCACCACCAAGGGCGAGATGGACGAGTCACTGCTTGAAAAGCGTGAAGGCTCTCTCGACAACGATACCGAGACAACGAGCTGGGTAGAGTATTGGTTGGATGGCGAGATGGTGCATCGGTCTGTCCACATGGCTCTCAAAAGCAGTGTCTTTGCTGATGGAATCAGTCAACAAATTTAAGGAATAAACCATGGCCAATACACAAGCGATGTGTACGAGTTTCAAAGGCGAGCTGCTGGTCGGCCACCACAATTTCGGTACTGGCGTCATTCGCGCAGCGACCACTGCCGACACATTCAAGGCCGCCTTGTACTTGGCCTCTGCCACTGTCAATGCTTCAACCACGGCCTACAGCTCATCTGGTGAGGTGACAGGCACAGGCTACACCGCAGGCGGCGTGACAGTGACATTTGGCACGCCACCAAGCACAAGTGGCACGACAGCTTTTGTGACGCCCAGCGCCAGCATCAGCTACTCAGCCGTCACATTGTCAACAGCATTTGATGCGGTCCTGATCTATAACTCGACCCAATCAGACAAGGCAGTCAGCGTCCACACATTTGGCAGTCAGACAGTGACTGCTGGGACATTCACCCTGACCATGCCGGCCAACGATGCAAGCACTGGCCTGATCAGGCTGGCTTAAAGCAGGGGCAGCAACATGGCTGCATATGGAACAGGCTATTACGGGCTTGGCGTCTACGGCATAGGCAATGTCGTTATCAGTGGCAATTCGTCTACTGCTGCTGTCGGCAATTTACTAGCAGACCGATCAATCCAAGAAGATGGAACGATTGCCACAGGTAATGTCGGCACAGTCGGGCTGACTGTATCCATTGCCATCTCTGGCAATGCATCAACTTGTGCTGTTGGCTCTGTACTGGCAACATCCACCAATGCCGTCACCGGCAATGAGTCAACCTTGGCGGTTGGCAGCGTTGAGCCGTCACAAGCAGTTGACCTGGCTGGCAATGCCGCGACTGGCGCCGTTGACTCGGTTGGCGTCACAAGCACCACGGCCATCACCGGCAATGCCGCAACCGGCGCTGTTGGGACGGTTGGCGCAGAGGTTATTTCGTTCCAAGACATTACTGGCGTCGAAGGCACAGGATCTGTTGGCACTGTTGGCAATGTCGTATCCATTGGGATCACTGGCGTTGAGTCCATCTGTGCTGTTGGCGTGATGATTGGATTTGGCTGGGGAGCCATTCCAGACAGTAGCGAGACATGGACACCAGACTCAGACACATCGGCAAGCTGGACACCAGTTGCTGATTCATCTGAGAGTTGGACGCCAGTTTCTGATAGTTCAGAAACTTGGACTGATTTAGCAGACAATTCAATCACTTGGCAAGAGGCCGCATAGGTTGGAAATGAAGAATACTGAATCATTGACTCAGCAGCGATTGAAAGAAGTGTTGAACTATGACGCTGAGTCTGGTGTTTTTACTTGGAAAATTGGCCGTCCTAAAGCAGCCATGGGTGAAATTGCCGGTGGATTTAGTGATCGTGGATATTTAACTATTTGTATTGACGGGGTGAAACATCGTGCTCATAGGTTGGCATGGCTTTATGTTCATGGCGTTTATCCAGATCAAATAGACCATGAAAATCATGTCAGACACGACAACAGAATGATCAATTTAAAAGCATCTAACAGCTATGAAAATAGCAGAAATCAATCAAGACCATCAAACAATACATCAGGTGTTGTTGGTGTTTCTTTGAGCAATAGAATTAACAAAAAAAATGTCAAATGGGAAGTTAGAGTTTGTGGAAAGTTTCTAGGATATTTCGACAATTTTTTTGACGCTGTTTGCAAGCGAAAATCTGCTGAGCGGCAATTTGACTTTCATCCTAATCACGGAATTTAAAGGGGTTTTATCATGGCGGACACCACAACCAGCAACTTATTGCTTACAAAACCAGAAGTTGGGGCTTCAACAGATACATGGGGAAGCAAAATAAACACCGACTTGGACACGATTGATGCGTTGTTCACAGCCGCAGGCACAGGCACATCTGTTGGCTTGAATATTGGATCTGGCAAGAAGCTAAAGCTGGTTGGCGATGTCATTGACACCAATGGCAATGAGTTGCTCAAGGTGTCTGCAACAGCATCTGCTGTAAATGAGTTGACACTTGCTAATGCAGCCACTGGCGGTGCGCCAGTGCTATCTGCTACAGGCGGCGACACAAACATTGGAATTGGACTGACGCCAAAAGGCACTGGTGGAGTCGTATTCCCAGCAGGCGCTGTAGGCACACCTGCCATCACCACTACTGGCGACACAAACACAGGCATCTTCTTCCCTGCGGCTGACACTATTGCCTTTACTGAAGGCGGCGTGGAGTCAATGCGTATCGACTCCTCTGGTAATGTGGGGATTGGTACGAGTTCGCCGGGAGCCAAGTTAGATGTAGCTGCCGGTGGTGGTACAACAATTCGCTTATCCAACACAAGCGGAAATAGCACTACTGGAGATTTAATTGGTGCGCTAGATTACTATTCCGCAGATGCTGATAACCCAGCAGTACGTTCGTATATTCGTAGCTACTTTCTTGATCTGTTTGGACGAGATAGCTATTTAACATTCGGAACTACAACTACAGGGGGTAACGCTACAGAGCGTATGCGTATCGACTCCAGCGGTAACTTGCTGGTGGGAAAGACTGAGGATGAGGCAAGCGTAAAAGGTAGTTCGCTGCGAGCATCTGGTGAGATACAAATTGGTCTTACAACTGCTGGCGGTGGAAGCCAATGTATGCTTTTAAACAGGCAAGACACCGACGGAACACTTATTACTTTCAGGCACGCAAGCACAACTGAAGGCACTATCTCTGTCTCAGGCACAACAGTGTCTTACAACGGTGGTCATTTGTCTCGTTGGGCGCAGACTACAGCACCAAAAGACGATACGCTGGTCAAAGGCACTGTGCTGTCCAACTTGGACGAGATGAATGTTTACACAGACGCTGACGGCAACCCTGTCGAGAACGAACAGCTTAACAAGGTGAAGGTGTCGGACGTTGAAGGCGATTTCAATGTTGCTGGTGTGTTCGTGAACTGGACGCACGATGATGCCCACAATGTGGACGAGATCAACATGGCGATGACGGGTGACATGATTATCCGCATTGCTCAAGGCGTGGCTGTCCAACGTGGTGACTTGCTTATGTCTGCTGGTGATGGCACTGCCAAGCCGCAGGGTGACGACATCGTGCGCTCCAAGACCATCGCCAAAGTCACATCAACCCATGTCACTTGCACCTACGCAGACGGTTCATTCTGTGTGCCTTGTGTGCTGATGGCTTGCTAAAAGGAAATATATGACAACCACTTGGACAATCTCCCAACTTGACCGTCAAACCTTTGATGGATTTGTAACCACTGCCCACTGGCAAGCCACTGGAGTGCCGTGGTGAACGAGGTGGAAAAGGACTTTGCTGTGCATGAAGCAGTTTGCGCTGAGAGATATGCCGCCATTGAGAAAGCCTTTACTGAAGGCGATAGACGCATGACGCGCATTGAGTATTTGCTTTATGTCGTAATTGGTGCGGTGCTGTTGGGGCCAGGCTTTGTCGGCACGATTGTCAACAAACTGATAGGCGCGTGAA